GTAAGACACAAGCACAGTGGAAGTTTAATATCCCTAGCCTTGCTCGTAGGATAGAGGGCGTGAGTGGTGGTCACTTGATCATGGTAGGTGCTAGACCTAATACAGGTAAGACATCCTTCCACGCCTCTCTCATAGCCTCAGAGAATGGGTTCGCTAATCAAGGTGCTAAGTGTATGGTGCTAGTCAATGAGGAATCATATGACAGGGTAGGTGAGCGATACATGAATGCGGCAACAGGTATGACAAGCAAACAGATAGTAGCTAACCCATTGAAGGCGGCACAAAAGTACAACCCTATACTTGAACAGTTAGTATTGAAGGATACTACAGGTAAGACTATGGAGTGGGTTGAGGCTGTTATCAAAGGGTACAAGCCAGACATAGTTGTACTAGACATGGGTGATAAGTTTGCTCAACGTACCAGTGATAAGTCTGATGTGTACTTAAAGGATGCGGCAATCTATGCTCGTAACATAGCTAAACAGTACGGCTGTGCTATCTTCTATATGTCTCAGCTATCAGCGTCAGCACAGAATGTAGTCAACGTAGATCAGTCAATGTTAGAGGGTAGTAAGACAGGCAAGGCGGCAGAGACAGACCTAATGATACTCATCAGTAAGAACAGGGATGACTTCGACAGTGGAGAGAAAGATCCAGAAAGACACTTGATTGTTTCTAAGAATAAGTTACAAGGTGGGTGGCACGGTAGAGTAACAGTTGAGTTAGATGGTGACACCGCCAGATACTCAGCGTAGATTAGGACATTAATAATGAATAGGATAGAACCTTTCAAGAAACTTCTTAGAAATGTTATTACAAATGCAACAAGACCTGCACCTTCTCGTGTAGATACTCCCCTTGCTTATGGTAGGATAAACACAAAAGAAGTTGACCTTACCGCAGAGTACTTGATGCATATGTTTTATGATGAACAAAAATGTAAGTGCCACTGGTTTGATGTTGAGTTAAATCCTGCATGGATAATGGAATCATTTCATCCTTTATCTATAAGTGTAGATAGATTAGAAACCGATTACATAAAAGGTTCTGTTGTTATATGTTCAAGGTTTGCCAACTTAGGTAGGAGTACATATCCAGAGAAAGACTTTAGAGAAGTTATAAAGTATTTAAAATCACAATGGGGATGGGACGGTTATCTTTTAGATCCCCCTATACAAAAGGAGTTATTCTAATAATGAGACTGGTACTAGACGTAGAGAACACAGTAACTAAACGAGGTGGTAAGACACATCTAGATCCCTTTGAACCTACTAATACATTAACACAGGTAGGGGTACAGAACTTAGACAACCCTGATGAGCAGTACGTTATGACGTTTGACCACGTTGAGTACCAAGACATATCAGGTGACAGGTCACGACAGCTACAGGCTGTACTAGATAGAGCTACACTGTTAGTTATGCACAACGCACAGCATGACTTGATGTGGCTGTGGGCTAGTGGTTTCAAGTATGATGGTGACATATATGACACAATGTTAGCTGAGTATGTACTATTACGTGGTCAGAAGAGACCACTAAGTCTATCGGCTTGTGTTGAGTATCGTGAGTTAGAACATCAGAAGGATGACACACTCAAGGCGTACTTCAAGGATGGGTATAACACTAATGAGATACCTCTCAAAGAACTCAGCTTCTATCTAGAGTGTGATCTAAATGCCACTGCGTCATTATACCACAGCATAGAGAAAGACTACAACACAGCAGAGAGTGCAAGCTTACATAACATCAGGGATATTACCTTCAAGGTATGCAAGACACTGACTCGTATGTACATGACAGGTATCAAGATTAACACTGATGTACTCAACGATGTGCGTAAAGAGTTTGAAGAAGAGAAAGATAAGATAGAGACACGACTTAACCAGACAGTACATGAGCTAATGGGTGACACACCAATCAATCTTAACAGTGGTGAGCAGATGTCTAAGGTGCTATTTAGTCGCACCCCCCTTGATAAGAAAACTTGGGTGACTACATTTGAATCAGTATCACCTGAAGAGTTTAAAGATACACTAAAGACATACAGTAGTATTATAAGTAAGACTAAGGCTAGTATATGTTTAACTTGTAGAGGTAAGGGTAAAGTATTTAAAACTAAGAAGGATGGTAAAGACTTTAAGAAGCCTAGTGGTTGTACTAACTGTAGTGCTAAGGGTTATGTACTAACCAGTACAGGTGTTGTAGCTGGCTTCAAGTTATCACCTAGAGATAAGTCATGGGTTAACGCTAATGGTTTCAAGACAGGCAAGGATAGTTTAGATGTGTTGATTAGTACAGCACGTAACAACAACATGAGTGGTGCTGTATCATTCATACAAGATGTAAAAAGACTATCAGCTTTAACGTCTTACCTATCTACATTCGTAGAGGGTATCAGTATCTTCACTAAGCCTGATGGTTTACTTCACGTTGGACTTACCCAACACGTATCAGCTACAGGTAGGTTCAGTGGACGTAACCCCAATATGCAAAACATGCCTAGAGGTAATACGTTCCCAGTAAAGAAAGTGTTTGTATCACGATGGGAAGGTGGTCAGATACTTGAGGCAGATTTTGCACAGTTAGAGTTTAGAGTTGCCGCACATCTATCAGAAGACAAGACAGCTATTGATGAGATCAACACAGGGTTTGATGTGCATAGTTATACAGCTAAAGTTATTACTGATGCAGGTCAGCATACAACTAGACAAGAAGCTAAGGCTCATACATTTGCTCCTTTATTCGGAGCGAGTGGGTACGGTAGGAGCAGAGCAGAGGCGGCATACTACACACACTTCAACGACAAGTACTCAGGTATATCTACGTGGCATAAGTCTCTAGCTAAAGAGGCACTAGCTACTAAGAAGATAACCAATGTATCTGGTAGGCAGTATGCTTTCCCTGATGTACAACGAAGACCAAAGGGTAAGGTTAGTCACTTCACTATGATTAAGAACTACCCAGTGCAAGGACTAGCTACAGCAGACATCGTGCCTGTCGTAGTAATGGAACTAGAAGAGAGACTACGGCTACTACAGTCGTGTGTAGTTAACACAGTACACGACTCAGCAGTAGTTGATGTACATCCAAAGGAGATAAATTATGTGCTACAAATAATAGATGACTTAAATAAAGACTTAGATAATATTATACATGAAGCCTACGGTATCAAGATGTGTGTACCAATGCTACTAGAAGCAAAAATTGGTGACAACTGGCTTGACACAGTAGACGTAGTGTAGTAAAACTATAAGTTCTTAAACTTTTGAAAGGTATAGAAATGAGTACAGAAATAACAGTAGCCACAGAGAATGGTATGTCAATGTCAGAGATGATGGGCGTGTCCGTTGGCGAAGGTGGTAAGAAATCCTCAAGCCTAGCGAGGATGACTCAGATACATTCAGGTATCATGGGTACTAGAGATGTAGCAGGTAAGCCTATGAAGATAGAAGTAATACCTTCTGGTGCATACAAGTTGGACTTAGGTGAAGGCAAGGTTGCTTATAGTGTTGAGCCACAGATACGAGTGTTCGCTATGCGTCAGCAGTGGACACGTTGGGATAGTGAAAGCAGTCAAATGCAGAAGACAGTACTATCTGTTGATCTAAAGGGTGACCTCAAAGATAACACAGGGGGCTTCAACATTGGAAGACCTTCAGGTTATGTAGAAGATTGGGAGAGCCTACCTCAAGCTACTAAAGAACTAATGAGACAAGTCAAAAGAACTAAGGTTGTATTTGGTACAGTTAATCTAACTAATCCAGTCGATGCCGAAGGTAATGCTCTGTCAGATGTAGGTACTGATGTACCCTTTATCTTAGATGTAAAGAATAGGGATAGTATCAAAGCATTAGATGGCGCAGTGAAAGCCATTCAAAGAAAGAATGCACTACCCATCCAGTACAAGTTAGATCTTTCTGCTGATCAACATACACTACCAACAGGTAACACTTACTCATCTATGATCATAGGTGTAGGTGGTAAGGTAGAGATTGCTGAATCAGATAACGATGTACTCAGAGGATTCTTTGAGTGGATCACTTGGTCTAATGGTTATGTACTTGACCAGTGGTCATCTAAAAATACAGGTGACTCAGTTGACCCTGAAATGTCAAAGATTATATCTGAGACTATGAGTGATGCAGACTTTGTTAACGTAGAGGGGGCGGCTGTATAATGGAACACCCTGCTGAACTATCTGTCTATTCTTTCTTAGCAAAAGCTATGGCTGGAGAGGCTTCTGTATCTAAGGAGATAACAGATCAAGTCGCTACAGATGTAGGTAATGCGTTAGACAAGCAGTTCAACGGTAAGCCTAGAGGCGAGTTCAGACTTAGGATGTCCAACGTAGGGCGTCCTAAGTGTCAGCTTTGGTTCGAGAAGAATGACCCTGAAGATAAGACTCCATTCCCACCTCACTTCTTAATGAACATGTTGTTAGGTGACATAGTGGAAGCTGTCTTTAAGGGTTTACTTCGGGCTTCTGGTGTTCAGTTTGAAGACAACGGCAACATCACCTTAGACTTAGGTGATAACAAAACTATAAAAGGCGAGTACGATCTAATCTTAGATGGTAAGGTAGACGATATAAAGTCTGCGTCACCTTGGTCATACAACAATAAGTTTGTTAACTTAGAAACCCTCAAGCAAGGCGACAGCTTCGGCTACATACCTCAGCTTGTAGGCTACGCTAAGGGAGCAGACAAAGATGTTGGTGGTTGGTGGGTAGTTAACAAAGGAACAGGTCAGTTCAAGTACGTTAACGCCTCATCTATAGACTCAGAAGAAGTACTTAATGACATTACTGATACGTACAATTACTTAGAGAATGACGAACCCTTTGAGCGTTGCTACGAAGCAGTCAATGAAACCTTTTACAAAGCAAGAACAGGTAACAAAAAGCTAACGATTGAGTGTGGCTTCTGTTCATATAAACATAAGTGTTGGCCTACTCTACAAACGATACCCTCGTTAGTATCAAAGGCTAAAGATAAACCAATGATAGATTATGTACACATAGCAAAGGAAGCAGCATGACAAAATTTACACTAGATAATATGGAACATGAAGAGGAAGACTTAACTGATGCTCAAAAGAAGTTAGTACATGGAGTATCAATAAATCAAAACGCTATAAAACTGTTTGATGAAGTACTAGCGGCTCTACAGAAAGAAGGAGCAGTAAAACTAGGTGACCTAAGAGATGCTTTAACTGCGAGATCTAATGGCAAAGACACGTAGGCATAGTGCATACAGGTATCGTAGCGGCCTAGAGAAACAGGTTGCTGCGTACCTAAAGGATAACCAAACTAAGGTTAGGTATGAACTACTAAAGATTGAGTGGGAA